CTCGTCCAGACGCTTCTTAGAGTTAGCCGCTTGTTTGGCAACCTCTTCGAATCCCGCAAGGTCAACAGCGATGTAATAGCTTCCATAGTTCGGCTCTACACCATACTTGATCCATTCTTCCTTGAAGATGTCTGAACCCGCATTGGTAAAACTCGCCATGTACTCTTGTTTGAAAGCAAAGGAACTCAGGGTCTTCTTGGCAGACTCAATCTCTTTCTGGTCAATCAAAGGGTTGTCTGCGGTGGTGAAGTGCCAACTCTTCCAGTCAGGATCATCTTCACTCTCACCTAGTTTAAAGGTATCGTAGAACCAATTGCGTCCTTTTGGAGTGCCGATGAATAATGCTCTCCCTCGTTTATCAGATAGAGAGGCTCGAATGACCTGTTCCCATGCTTCAGGTTTGATGTCGGCTACCTCGTCCAGTACGGCATAGGTCAATGAGACTCCACGCAAGGTATCAGGTCTGTCCGCACCACGAACATAGATTCTTGCTCCGTTTATCAGAGTGATATCCAAGTTGTTCACATGACTACCTTGAATAATGTCTCTTCCAAGGTCTAACAGCAAGTCCCAGATAATCTGTCTTGACTGTCCCATAGTAGGACTAACGTAGAGAACAGCAGAGCCTTGTGGACACTTCAAACCCTCAATCAATAGTGTTACAGCCGCCATCCTAGACTTACCACACCTACGACCAGCAGCCACAACCTTAAAGCGTGTCGTATCCTTAAATACCTCTTGTTGCCAAGGAAGCAAGCTAAAGTTCAGGTCAGCCATATTTAGCCTCTACATCTTCTGCATTAGGGTTAGTGTCTACTACCATTGGTTCTTGTCCCAAGCCAGTAATGTTAATCGTTACAGCAGACCTCTGGCTCTTATCCTTCTCAAACAAAGAAACAGGTAGAGTCCTGTCTAAACACATCTTCAAAGCAACTAATTGATGTGGGTGGTCATCGTTTAATGCTATCTCTATGACCTTCTGAGCAACATCCTTACCTCCACTCCTAATCATCAACTCCTTAAGCTCCTTGAGCCTCTGGTGGTCTGTCTTAGGCAATACAGCAGGCGGGTTATCAGCAAACCTCTGTATCGTCATCTTCACCGACCCTTTAGGTCTTCCTCTTCCTCTTTTCAACTGTTCCATTTGTCCTCCTTGGATGGTCAATTTAGCTTTTTCGGTATAGGGGGTGTACCACAAATATCTACCACTCCCACCTACCCCCTCCCCCCCATACTGCTCGATTACCCTACTGTCGATCCGTCCAGTACTGTCCAGGCATACATGAGGGTTTTCCCTACTGTACAAATAACCAGGTAAGCTGCTAGATGAGAATGATTCTTATTTGTGTTTAGATAAATGCGAATGATTCTTATGCACCTTTATTGGGGTACTTAGATTAGGACTAGTTTGTCTTAGCCTTACCTATTACCTCTATCTATCCTTATCTAACTTACTAGACAATCCTCTGTTTGGGGTTGTTGTTTATTTCCGACATAGTTAGTAACTAACCCTAGTCTTTCAAAAGGTTCATCTATCCTGTATCCCAAGGAATGCAGATGTTGATAAAGGGCTAAAAGGTTTTCGAATCCCTGTGAAATATTACCCTGTCCAACTGTTAACAGGATTTGTCGTTTAGGGTTGTCTAGTTTTCTGCGAAACTGAACAGTATCAATTTTGGGAGGTCTAGCCATTGTTTCCCTCGTCTGATAATTAATTTAAAATAATTGTACTTTATTAGGGTTTGTCCTAATAGTTTTTTGTTTTTTTGATGCTATTCTGTCTATACCTCAAATGTAGAGGGTCAACTTAAAAGGTGTAAATATGCGATGCTCTTACAGGTATGAATTCCCAAATTTTGACTATGACATTCCTACACTCCCAAAGGGTTTTGTAGATGTATCTTGGCACAATGACGTTTGCCCATCATTTTCTTGTGATCTGAACGAAAAACAGGAAATGGTTCTTTGGGTCAACTATGCAGACGAAAACAGACGTGAATGCGGAGGGTTACAGTTTGCCCTTGTCGTTAAAGATAAAGAAAACGATAGTGACCCTTTTAATTTTGATAGTGAGTTAGAAACAAACTCTTGGGACGCTATCTTGGAAAAGATTAGCTCACTCACAAAAAAGGAATTAGCATGACACAGAATTTCTTTCCGACATTGTCAGAAGCTTTGGAAGCAGAGAATTTACTTCATGCTTGGGATTGCACTCCCATTGCATATGGGCAAACAATTGGCAAAACCTATGATGATGGGTCTAGGTTTGGTTATTACATTTCCATCTATCGTGATGAACGTGGATTGTATGAGCGTCCTATTCACTATAAAAGGGGTTAACATGAACGACAATCTTAAGGACATTCTTACAGCCATTTTAGTTGGTCTAACCCTCTGTGTCGGTCTATTGGCTTATTTTGACGTTTTAGTCAAATGATGGATTTGGCAGCCGAATAGGGTTTTCCCTAATTTTCCAGGTGTTCGCAAATCACTAAAATTGCATTCTCAAATCAACTTTTAATAGGTGTTAATAATGAAATACTTTGCTCAATTCTTTATCCGTTCTGCTATTGACCACAACAAAATTGTTGAAGGTTGTGGGGACAGGTCTGTAGTCATTCTAGATGGACGAATCACAAAAAAGCTAATGGGTGAAATATCCGCTCAAGAATGCCAAAAAAGGGGTTTTGTTGCTTGGCAAATTCATGAAGGGGATTTTAGACAATCAAAACCGATCAGCCAAATTTGGTACGTTCACGAATCTAAGCCTGTGAATAACCCTGTTTGGTTATCCGCTCATTCCATGTAATTTTTAATAGGTGTCAATATGCAAAATCCATACAAAACTATCCTCAAAAATGAGGGATTACCTTACAAAACCCTCTTGGGGACTGCTTCCACAAAAACAGTTAAAGGGGAAAAGCTTGGGTTTTTAACTGCGATTCTCTATCTAACACCAGACGACAATATCTGTGCAATGGCTAGACTAGCGGGTTGCATGGAGGGCTGTTTGTATTCATCGGGTAGAGGTGCATTTAATTCTGTCCAGTTGGCTAGAAAAGCTAAGACAGAGTTTTGGTATGCAAACCAAAGGGCTTTTTTACTCTCACTTTGTGCCGACATTTGGACACTACAGAGGTCTGCAGCAAAATCAAATCAAAAGCTTTTAGTTAGACCTAATGGCACTAGTGACATTCCTTGGGAGAATTACAAGGTTTTGTCGGATCAGACTATCTTTCAATTGTTCCCAGATGTGCAATTCTATGACTATACAAAACACCCATCTAGGAATTTAACAGGCAAAACCCCTGGTAACTATGATTTAACGTATTCATTTTCTAGCATTACCCCAAAACCGATATCAATTAAAGGTCTGACAAACAAAAACAATTCTAGAGTTGCTGTAGTTTTTCAGAAAAAAGAGGATATTCCGACAAGCTTTAGGGCTTGGGAGGTTATCGATGGGGACGACACAGATGTCCGTCATATTGAACCAAAAAATGTTGTTGTTGCTTTATATGCTAAAGGTAAAGCTAAAAAAGATAATACAGGATTTGTACAAATTAAAGGTGTTCATTATGCATAAATATCAATTGGCTATACAAACCTATGATTTATCACCCAAAAATAAATCAGATTCTATTATGAAAATAATCGATTATTACAAAGGTAAAATTGATGATGCTACAGAATATGCAATATATATTGGTTTTTCAACTGAAATAAATCAATTATGCGCAAATAGTGAATTACATAAAATGGGTGTTTGTGGTGATATTTGGATTGAAGGGTCTAGAAAATGAAATACTATAAAGCGATATTTGATTCTAGAAATTTTCATTTTGAAGCTTATGCAATAAATGCAACATTAGCCAAAGAACACCTTAAATTAGGGTTAAACAATCACGCAAAACAATATGAAATACCTTTGGATTGGTGGCATGAATATGGTGGGGATATCTATGTTGTTGAAATTGAGATTGGCAGACCTGATTTTAATTCATGCTACAGAGACAATGATCTTATTAAGGGTTAAGAATGATCTATGCTATTAAGTCAAAACAAATTTAAAGGATTAAAAATGTCATTATTTAGAAAACTATTTTCTATTGATTGTCTGGAATGCAAAGAGGTTAAAGTTTTAATTTGGAAATGTCGCTGCAGTTTTTGCGATATTGATGAGGGAAAAGTGAAAGATTAAAATGATATATGCAACTTTAGCCCTGATTCTTCGAATACTCACTAAACGCTAAACCTAGAACCCTCCATTGTGAGGGTTTTTTAATGTCTGAAATTTAAGCCTTTAGGGGCTTTTTTTGCGTCTATGCTATCCAAGTATCAACTGAGGATAAAAAAGGCTTAGAAGGGGCTTTTAAGGCTTTTTACAGGGATATCTTCGCAGATTTTCCTTATCGTTTCATTCAATGCAGCCAATTCATCTAGTTTGTAGACATTCCATAGCCTTTTTTGTCCATGAATTCCGTTTAATGAACCCCTGTGACAATCTGCGCATAGTGGCATTGAGGTATACCATTGTCCCTGGTGAATTTCGTGGCATTCACTTGGTGGTGGTGAGTCGCAAACAATGCATGACATAAGTTTGATTCTTGCAATATGCAACCTTTCACCTGCATTTGGTTTGGGTTTGTTTTTTGAATACATTATTGAGTTGCCTTAACTTCGGCTCTCATTGAATATTGTTGCGTCCTCCAAACCTCAATCTTGGCTTGAGCTGCAGTTAGCATCCATCGGTAATTTTCCTCTTTTTCGACTGCCTGTCGAATGCCCTCTAATATTTCAACATAATCAGCGTGAGCATAAGCAAAGGTTTCTTGTTTACCCAAAACCTCAGTTCCTGCTTGTGACATCAATTGGGCTTTTTTTGATTTTCTAAATTCCTCTAAAAAAATCCTGTCAGCCTTTGATTTTGCATATATTGGGGCAGTATCTATTAGATATTGAATCGCTTTTGATGGATAATCCATTAGATAATCTCCACAACATTACTATTTTTTGATTTTAGATAATCTCTAGTTTTCTGAATATATCTTTCAAATTCAGACCTAGAAATGCTTGATTGTTGGAGGTCGGCAAACTCGATCAGCTCTCGAACCGCTTGAATTCCCTCTCCATCTAACACAATTCGCATTGTTGAGTTATATCGCTCTGCAGCTTTGAACAAGGCTTTTTGTGCCTTTTCACAAACTGGTAGCACTTCAGGGCCGATACCGCCTCTAGCCATCGTTTCCGATAGGTTCAACACCTCGGTTAGCGTATGCCAATCCTGAATTGTTCCCATGCCCTTAGTTATCGCTTCTAAGGCTGAGTATTCCATTACCCTAAGTTTGTCTAGTTTTTCTCTGTCGGTAATGCAAGCGCCCTCGATAGCGTGTTTCAATGGATTCAGCAACGCCCATACCTTGCGTTTAACTTGCTTCCTCATACCGATTCTTGCTTGTAGTTCAGTTTGTGATGTTGAAAGCGCATGGCGGCTTCGATCTCTAATTCTTTGAACTGCTCATCAGACAGCAAACCAATGACATCACGCCCATTGAACCAAATCTCCTTGATTGACTCGTTATAGGTTGTTTCTCCATCGTTTTCATACTCATAAACGACAGTAACAATCTCGCTACCTGCACCTGTGGTTGTGTCAAATTCCCATGTACTCATGATTCACTCCTGTTAAAAATTAAACTTTATCTCTGTTTTGATATCTGTTGAATAGGGATTTACCCTTACTCCAAGCACTCTTTAACGCAAATATCTACACCTGGCACACTTGAATAAACCTTGGTCACATGGATGTTGACTATCTGTGAGTCGTCTTTGTAAATAACCGAGTTCATTCCATCCTCTACGCTCTTGAGGATGTTGCTTGCGTCAGGCTTACGAATTGGTTTCTCTGTTCCATCAGAAATGGCTTGTAGGCGCTTTTTGGTAGCTGATGCGGGAATTGGTACTCTGATGTACAAATAAAGGCTCACAGGGGTTTCTAAAGGCTCA